ATACGAACATTATAAAACTCTGGAACGTTTAATAAAAAATGGATAAATAATTTTAGTAAAACACTTGACAAATTGTGAGTGAGTTACTATATTATAAACATAGAACGCCAATAAAGGGTTCTATCATATATCTTGCTTAATAAAGGAGATTTAAAATGACAAGATTAACAACTCTAGATATCCCCACTTTCCATCGTTCATTTGTAGGCTTTGATCGTCTATTCAACGACATGGAAACTCGCTTTGCTAACAGTTCAAGCCAAGGCTATCCTCCATACAATGTAGAACAGGTTGCTGAAGATGAGTATCTAATCTCATTAGCAGTTGCTGGTTTCGGTATGGAAGATATTGACATCACTCACGACGGTGACCAACTTCGTATTGAAGGCAACTCACCTGCTGAGAAAGAAGATGTCAAGTACCTACACAAAGGTATTGCAGGACGTAACTTCCGCAGAGAATTTACACTTGCAGATCATATGACTGTTACAGATGCAAGCCTAAAGAACGGCATGCTAAACATTTCATTGGTCCGTGAAGTTCCTGAAGAAATGAAGCCAAAGAAGATTGCAATTTCAGTATAACTACTGTATAATGTAATCATTGTGTGGGAGTCGAAATGTTGTATTAATTGACTCCCACACATATTCTTGGTTAAATACTACTATCAATAAAGGAATTGTACATGTCAAACACCGATGAAGCAGTCAAAAAGAAGACTAAAGTGCGTGAGAATTTGAGAGAACCCAGCAAGTTTCGTGTTATCTATATTAATGACGAAGTCACAACAATGGAGTTTGTCGTTGAAACGTTGAAGAGTATCTTTGACTATGATGAACAACCTGCTGTGGCACTAACACAAAAAATTCACGCAGACGGGCTAGCTATCGTTGCTGTATTGCCTTTTGAAATGGCAGAGCAAAAAGGTGTTGAAGTTACTATATTAGCACGTAGCCATGGATTTCCTCTACAGGTAAAAATTGAACCAGACGTATGATATTTGCAGATTATACAAAACTTAAAAACAAAGGCAAAATTATTGGCATAACATTTAGCCAGTTTGATCTGTTACACGCAGGGCATGTTGCAATGCTAAGTGAAGCAAAGAATCATTGTGATTACCTGATTGCAGGACTACAAAATGATGCTAGTCGTGATCGTCCTGAAAAAAATCAACCTGTACAAAGTATTGTTGAACGCCAAATTATGTTGAATAGTCAACGTACAGTTGACGAAGTTATTGTGTACAATACTGAAAAAGATCTAGAAGATATACTACTAACACTTCCTATAGATGTTCGCATTATTGGAGTAGAGTATAAAGACAAAGACTTTACTGGCAAAGATATATGTGTAAAGCGCAATATTAAAATAGTTTATAACAGTCGAGACCACAGTTTCAGTAGCACAGGTCTACGCAAAAGAGTAGCACTGTTTGAAAATGATAAGTCTGTATAAAAAGTTTGATGACGACAAGTTTGATAAATCTACTGTTTATAGGTCATACGATCATCAAGGAATAAGCAAAGCTATCCAAGCACAATCTGGTGAGATTATTGACGATAATCTCATGTGGTTCCCTACTGAAAATGCAAAAAGAACTGTGGTAGTAATTCCAGGCGGCCCTGCAAAATTTCACATATCTAAAAGAGGAACGTTTCCTGAAAATCAACTTATGCCTGGAACGTCAATACCGCATTTTAGAAACCTAGGATATAACGTAGCTTATGTGCGAGCAGGAAACGTACAGATTCCTTGGTTACTTAATATTCTGTATGCTAGAGCTCCGTGGCTTGCACTTAGAGATAAGATACAACCGATACCGAAAGAATGGTTAAAAGAAAATCCAAGACTGGAACTAAAAAAAGCATTACATGCTATAGATACAATTAACAAAACTATCAGAACTGCTATTAGATTAAGTACAGTACCTACACTACTAATAGGACAATGTAACAGTAATTGGTTAATATCAACCTACTATCATACTTTACATAAAAAAGATCCATGTTGTGGATTAATTTTTACCAGTGTTAATAGTCCACTTATACGCAATCAAGCATTTCATGAACGCTGTAATTTCTTTAAGAAAGATAATACTGTTTCTATACCTGTGCATGTTATACATCATCGCTATGATGTATCTGAGAATACCAGTCCCGACATTGCTGAAATACTAACCAAACAATATAACTTTGATGATGTTACACTAACCATTATGGAAGGTGGGATTAATGAAGGTCATCCAAAATTAACTTATGGGTATCATGGTTTTAGAGGGATCGAAAAAGAATTTGTCCAAACAGTAGTTAACTGGGCAAATTTACGTTGACATTATTCTAATAGACTGCTATTATTAATAATATAATAGGAGGTGTTCCTTGGACATTATGCTTGACATTGAAACATTGGGCACAAGACCCAATGCAGTTATTCTTACCATTGGTGCAATTAAATTTAGCCCATATAATATGGAATTGCCAACCAAGGCAATATATCTACGACCCGATGTAGAAGCACAAGTTGCACTAGGGCGTAACATTGACGAAGATACTGTACGTTGGTGGGAGACACAAGAAGAAACCGTGCGTGAAGAAGCACTCAGCGAAGACAATCGAGATACCTTAGACTATTGTGCAGATGAAATCAATCGATTTTTTGTAGGCACTGATAAGTTTTGGGCACAAGGTCCTGCGTTTGACTATATTATTTTAGAAGACTGGTTTAGAAGTATCGGTCGTCCAACGCCGTGGCAGTATTGGCAAGTAATGGATAGTCGTACACTTTTTGGTGTACACGGTGATCCGCGCATAAAAAATAAGGAAGGTCTACACAACGCATTAGAAGATTGTGTAAGCCAAGCACAAGGCGTACAACAAGTTTACAAGGAAATTGGAAAACATTATGAGAATTGAAGCTGATCCCAAGCACGACTATAATGATGTGCTAATTCGTCCCAAGCGTAGCACACTAGGCTCACGCAAACAAGTAATGCTAGAACGTGGGTTTGTATACCGCAACTATGTGCCAACAGGCTGGCAATGCACAGAAGATTATCATTATAAAGGTATCCCTATCATGGCTAGCAACATGGATGGTGTTGGCACATTTGAAATGGCAGATACACTTGCTACAGGAGGATTGTTTACTTGTTTGGTAAAAACATATTCAGTAAATGAATTGGTAGGTTATTTTGACGCTGAAGAAAACGTTAATTATGAGCGTACAAATCATGTTGCTATGAGCATTGGCATTACAGATAATGACCATAATAAATTTAGAAATGTGTATGAACAAACTGGTGATAAGTTAAAGTATGTATGTATTGACGTAGCCAATGGATACAGTGAAAGATTTGTGGATTTTATCAAAGATTTTAGACATCAGTATCCACATATTGTAATAATTGCTGGTAACGTTGTTACCTCAGATCAAACACAGGAGTTAATTTTAAATGGAGCAGATATTATCAAAGTGGGGATCGGTCCTGGTAGTGTATGTACTACTCGGATCCAAACTGGGGTTGGCTATCCTCAGTTGTCTGCTGTTATTGAATGTGCAGATGCCGCTCATGGGCTGGGTGGGCATATTATTGCTGACGGTGGATGCACTTGTCCTGGTGATGTTGCTAAAGCATTCGCCGGCGGAGCCGATTTTGTAATGCTAGGTGGTATGCTTGCCGGACACGATGAAGGCGGCGGCGAAGTTATTACCAAAGGTTATTGGACAAATGAAGTATCTGTAGATCAAGGTGGCTTTGGACAAAAGATGGAAACCAAATCATTTGTACAGTTCTACGGTATGAGTTCAAAAAGTGCAAACGAAAAGCATTTTGGTGGGCTTAAAGAATATCGTAGTAGTGAAGGTAGAGAAGTATTAGTTCCTTATCGTGGTGCAGTAGGCAATACTGTGCAAGACATGTTAGGAGGTATTCGCTCAACTTGCACATATGTTGGCGCTAAGAATCTAAAACAGCTAAGTAAATGTGCAACATTTGTATTGGCTCGAAGTCAGTATAACTCAGTCTATGAATCAATGGATACATCAAAGTAATGCATATTGTAGTTGGCAAAGAACATGCAGACAAACTAGCAGAACGCTATACTGTCTTACCTTTAGAACAATTTGTTAAAGATGGCGTACATGTCGACGCATATTGTGTTGTACCCGCTGACAAAATTAACTTAGGTGAAATGGTTAGTTTGGAAGAATCTGTTCGTGTACATAACGAATTCGTTACAGCATACAATGATGGCGATTGGCATAGAGTTCACGAATGTTATGAACATCTCATGGGAAAATTCGGCGGTGAGTTAGACACATTTTACGATGAGATTATTTCACGTTCACCGGGAGAAGCAGATGGCTAAGAAAAATAGAAATGATAAAGTTTGGATGGTGCCTGAAGGTGAAACTCGTAGCAATGCCAGTTATCATTTTGTTCACCCTAAAACTGCAAGTCAGTTAAGAAATGCCACCAAATTGCGTATGCGTAAATATCATCCAGGCAAGCGGGAACATGTTTGGTTTGTTGAAACCAGGATGCCTCCGCACAGTAAATAGTAAGTAGAAGTGGAGAGTACGATGCTAATAGAAGCATTAAGGCTAAAGTACGAGGCAGAAATAGCCGCGGCTAAAGCAAACATTCAAGTTTATATAGATAATCCTGCAGGTATTGGAGAACATCCAGACTTGGTTGAAGCGGTTGACGAACAACTAGTCAAACTTGCAGATGCAGAAGATAAACTCGAAACATTGAGCAGAAATTACTTATAAAGGTATACTAAAATGGCCAAAGGTAAAAAAAGTAAAAGTAGTGGAGTTGTATCTAAAGGTATTCATTGTCAAAATGATCGACACGGACTACGCAAACAACTACGTCGTGAATATGTAGGATCAATAACTGAAGCAATTAACAAGCGTGATGCTTGGCGTAATTTTAAAAATGTAGTTCTTACTATACCTAATCCAAATACAAATGAAACCAACAAACGTTTTATTAAAGTAAATGCACGTGAAGTTTGGGGCAGTCCTAAGAGACAGGGCTCCTAAGCTACTAGATATTCTAGCTCAGACAACACAACGTCTATGCTGGTTTGATCGCTGAGTATTTCGTAATGGTTGGTATCAAGGTAAATGTAGTTGACATCTTTTCTACTGGTCATCGATAACCTTGATACTACTCCATCATTCCTTGTAAAAACTGTAACCCAAGGTTGGTCTCCATCCATGCTCACAATCTGTGTCCATGGAATAGTTACATGTATGTCGTTTAACTTAGCCACAGCATTGCTGGTAGGCGCACTGTCTGAAATCAACTTGTACCACGGGAATATCCAACGCATAAACATTGCATTGTGAACACCAGCAAATGGTGTTGATAATGTTACTGCACGTTTGACCCGATCAGGTCTAGCACCATACAAATGCATTGCATAAATGCCTCCCATACTATGTGCAACAATTAGACACTCGCCTTGAATCGCATCTAATTTTTCTAACATCACAGGAAAGTTGTGAGCAAAACCGTGATGATGATCATAATTGAAAAAATGTACTTGTAGATCTTTGCGTTTAATTTGCTTGATGGCTCTTAGCATATAATTAAAGCTACGTTGAGTCGCATTAGCACCATGTATAAAGATTACATTTTTAGGCATAAACAATTACTTCTTATAGTTTATTTTTTGCCCAGGATCTTTAAATGGGGTCATACCAAAACCACTAGCAGTTAAGCAATACACGTTTGGAGATAGATTTTCAATTAGGCTCCAAGATCCAGTAGGTGGATGCAAAGTAAATATTGCTGGTGCAGGGTTACCAGGATACATGATAGGTCCTGCGGCTCTAGCCGCTACCATTTTAGCAAATACTTTTTCTTGTGAAGTCGACAGCATTTCTTTGATGTGGTCCATTGTGCCACATATTGCTTTGACGTTGATCACAAATGGTTCATTTTCTACTACTAGCCCTGGTAAAGCAGGTGGTACAGGCGTACTAGGAAATGCATCTAATAGATCCTGCTCTTGAGCAAACACCATACTTGACGCTAGCATAGTAATTGACGCTAGCACACCTAGAATTAGTTTTTTCATAATATATACCCTTCTAAGTTATTGCTAACTAGTATTTATAATTAAAATCTTAAAATTTTAGAATCTTGTTCAAGTGGTCTATGTCCTCATCTTTGACAAAATTTTTCCAATAAAAACTTTTTCTAAACTCAAGTTTCATATTGTCAGTTAACTCGTCGACGACAATGTTTTTGAAATCATGAAAGAAATGATTCCAGTTATACTCTAATATATCCTGCATCTGCTCGCGCATAGCGCACTGCTCTTCATAAGAAAGTTTGCTCAGTTTCATTAACTCAGCAAATACAGCGTCTATTCTTTTAACACTATCGTTAATATTGTCATAGCTTTCGTCCCAAAAGTCACTAAAAGTTTTAAATCCGTAGCGTTTAAAGTATTCTAAATTACCTTTTGCTCCTAATAGTAAGAAAGGTTGTTTAGCAACAATAGGTTTAAAGATTTTTTCAGTTAAGTGTAGTTTGCCATTATAAAATGCAGTTTCACTTACTACATGTACAAACGCACGTTGGCAGTTTTCAATATCAATAAATGTACTCATTGCTCCGTCGGGAGAATCTGTGTCAATATAAGATGGTTCAGTTAGCATATCAATCTTATTGAGTACATATTTTTCCATTGGTTTATTACCATGCCGCATAGTTGCGGTTTGAATAACTTCTTCAAGTTTTTCTTTAGCAGGTGGATTATAACTGATTAAGCCTTGTTGATCTAATTTACTCTCACGTAGTCTGAGTTGAAACTGTATACGATGCCATCGATAACTGTTAACAATATTTTGGTAGCATATAAATAGTTTGTCGTGACTGGTTGGTACTTGTATATCTTCTTTCCAATAGTTTCGATAGTTATCTAAACTTGCCAGTCCATGATAGAAATAGTAAACTATTGCAACATCTCTATTTACATTTGATAATTTTTGTCTAACCAATCCTACTTCTTGACTTTTTTCACTGACAAACATTAAAGGTTTTAAACCATACATAAACAGTCTTTTAGTCCATAGAGAGCCAACGTCGTCGATTTCATCATCTTCGATATTACAAATTATTGGATTTTTATAATCTTCCATCAAGAATGGTAAAAATGTTCTGTATATAGGTTCTTGATCCATAAACAATGCCGAACCGTAAGGCACCGGGTAATTTTTTTGTAGCTCATTGACTGGTCGTATTAAATAGTACGGAGGCGTAGGACTAAATTCGTCTGTTGCAAACGCATCGATCCTGTATTTTTTCAAAAATTCATCGTATATTTTTTTATACAGGTAGTGTAAATTCATTAATAAGGATCCACATATGTTTAAAGTAAGTTTTATTGGTTTAGGTAAACTGGGTTTACCTTGTGCAGAAGCAATGGCAACAAAATATGATGTTGCTGGCTATGATATTTACCCAAGAGAAAGTGCGAGTGTAGATATTTGCACTACGATGAAGGAGGCTGTCGCTAATCGAGACATTATCTTTGTTGCTGTACAAACCCCACACGATCCCAAGTATGATGGATCCACGCCAACCAGTCATTTAAATAATCTGGATTTTGACTACACTACAGTAAAAGAAGTACTAGAAGAACTTAACAACTACACTACAGGCAATCAACTTGTGGTGCTAATTAGTACTGTACTTCCAGGCACAACACGTCGAGAGTTTATTCCGCTAGTTCACAACTATAGATTTATTTATAACCCATACTTAATTGCAATGGGCAGTGTAGCTTGGGATATGGTGAATCCAGAAATGGTTATGATCGGCACAGAAAGTGGCAACTACACAGACGATGCTACAAAACTAATCGACTTCTATAAACCCATTATGGAAAACAATCCACGCTATGTGGTTGGAACATGGGACGAAGCAGAATCGATCAAGATTTTCTACAACACGTTTATCAGTGCTAAACTAGGATTAGTAAACATGATTCAAGATGTTGCAATGAAGAACGGAAATATCAATGTAGATGTTGTTACAGAGGCACTAGCACACAGTGATAAGCGTATTGTTTCTCCCAAGTATATGACAGCAGGCATGGGCGATGGCGGACCATGTCACCCAAGAGATAACATTGCACTACGCTACATGGCACAAGAACTTGATCTAGGCTACGATTTGTTTGATGCTATTATGCGAGCTCGAGAAGTGCAAGCAGAAAATATTGCTAAGTTCCTAGCAGATCTATATCACAAATACAATATGCCTGTGGTGATCTGTGGAAAAGCCTATAAGCCAGGAGTCGAGTATACCACTGGAAGCTACAGCACATTAATTGGTCATTACTTGAACGAAATGTCTATAGAATATTACTATGCTGATCCATTGGTGGAAACAGAATTTAATTCTGTCAATGGAATACAGTGTGTGGCGTTTCTTGCACACAACCATAACATCACTTATGGTTACACAGGTAGTAGACAAGAAGACCAATTATATGTTAAGTTGTTAAGTAACAGTGTAGTTGTCGATCCTTGGCGTAATTTTGAAACCGACAGAGATGACATCAACGTAATTTATTATGGAAATACAAGAGGACAATGAGTAGTGTAATACATGGACAATTAAACTTCGAGTTTAATGACGAATTTAAAAATCTAAATTATATAAACGAACCATTCAACAATTCAGCCGATATGCAACGTTGGCGTAATGAAGGTTTCAATCACGAACGCTATACTGGTGATCTCTGTGATATGCGTAAGCCGCAACCTACATGGAACACACAAGTAGTAGACTACTTTGCACAAAATTTTAGTTGGCGTGACATTGGCACCGCTTATTATAGAATGGGCACTGGTGTAATATTGCCCACCCACCAAGACACCTACAAACGTTATGTAGAAATTTTTAATCTACAAGGGAAGGAACACACAATTTATAGAGCAGTTGTTTTCTTAGAAAATTGGAACAGCGGTCATTACGGCGAGTATAATGGTTGCGCTCATGTTAATTGGCAGCGTGGAGACTTTGTGGTATGGAACTATGACTTGCCGCACTGTGCCGCAAACCTTGGAACCGCACCTCGCTATACACTACAGGTGACCGGGCATGTTGAATAGTGTAAACGAATGGGGTAGATTGCGAGAAATAGTAGTAGGAACAGCAACTCATGCAAACTGGCCTTCTAATGATCCTGTATTCAGCCAAGAACATTTAAAAACTTCATGGAAAGAAACGCCTGTTCCGACAGGTGCAGTACCGCAATGGATTGTGGAAGAAGCCAACGAAGATCTGCAACTGCTAGCCAGCACATTGGTTAGCTTAGGTGTAAAAGTACACAGACCACACAACATAGACTATGTCAGTCGTGGAGGCATGTACAACTATTGCCCACGTGATAGACTATTGGTATATGGTTCAACTGTTGTTGATACTGCAATGATGTATCCATGCCGTGACATGGAAATAGAAGCGTTGGACTTTGTGATTGATCGTGCTGAACAAGTGCTTACAATGCCACGCAAACAAGACCTTATATTAGATGCCGCAAACATACTAAGAATGAATGACACTTGGCTGTATCTTGTGAGTGATTCAGGCAACGAGAATGCACTGCGTTGGTTACGTCTACATTTTCCACACATTAATATTGAACCCTGCAACTTTTATGGCGGTGTACACATTGACTCAACAGTGACAGTACTACGTGAAGGTGTAGTAATATTAAATGGTCATCGTATTAATCATCAAAATTGTCCTCGAGCATTTGACGGCTGGCTAAAAATATATGTAAATGATGTTGTACCACAGGACTTTTATCAGTACCCTTATGCATCAAAATGGATTGCACTTAACATACTAGCAGTTGATGAGTCGACTGTTATTGTTGATCGTTGGCAAACACGTTTAATTAGAGATTTAGAAAGTTTAAAATTCACTGTAATTCCTTTAGAATTGCGTCATAGTCGTACACTAGGAGGAGGATTTCATTGCGTAACACTAGATATGGTGCGTGATGAATAATATACCCAGTGTATTAAATAACATGTATTTGTTAAATAAATGATAGGATAGGCAGTAGCCTAAAAATTATAAGAGAAGATAAATGGCGACATTCGAAGATTATGGTAATTGTCTTTTGCAAAGTGTTAAAGACAATCCGAAAATAAAAGATTTTGCTGAAAAGAAAAACGAAATTATCAGCGAAGTTATTAATTACTATAGACTTGACCATGATCTAAGTGTGCTTTTTGTGGGTTTTAATCCAGCTATTCTTGCTTGTTCATTTAATGATATCACAGTTACTTGTGTAGACGCAGAGACACTAGAATGGCTACAAAAAAAGAACAATCAAATCAAGTATATTGATTTTAAAGATGGGTATGCAAATCATAAATGGGATGTCGTTATTGCAGTTGATGAATTTTTTACATATGCCGACAGTGATGATGCACAAAAAATAGCCATTAAAAAAATTTGCGGCATGGCCAATGAGCTGGTTATAAGTACATTAAAGGACTATAAGAACTTGGACTTCAAGGACAAGGAGTTTAGTCAACCAGCAGTACTACGCAACGGTAGTGAATTTTGTGTGTTCACAGAGTTTCATGATTGGGATTATCGAGATCGCACACGTTGGCAGACCTATGTGTATATGAATGGTTGTAATATTAAACAGTATGGTCCTTTTGAAAGGCGTACTATGTACTTTAAACAGCTAGCAAAGTTTAGCATTGACGGCGGCGCAAGTAGTTTCTTAGTACACAAAAACCTAATGTTTAAAGGTTTAATCAAGAAGAACTACGAGCATGTAGTTAGCATAAGATTCAAAGATGAGTATTGAAGACACTGTTAAAACACTAAGCGATTCGCTAACACAAACAATATTAGAAGAAGTTAAAGGCAATGTTAAGCGCGAGCTTCAGCATACAGTTAAAGAGTATGTGAACAGCCTGGACATTACTGATATTGTCAATGATGCTATTGGCACACATATCAACACATGGCTAGAGAATCATCAGGATTGGTTGACCAAAACAGTTAACCCTATTGTTGATCTAGTACGCCGTGATGCTAGTGCTGAAATATTAAAACAAGCACAACACGATATTGCTGAAGCTATCCGAGTCAAATCCAAAGACTTTGACTCACTAGCAACCAAAGCATTTTCAGATAACTTTTTTAAA